GTCCGATCTTGTCCTTTCTGCACTTCATCGTGCAGCTGGAACCAAGACTTCACCTTGACACGCACACTGTCGCGTAGTGTGTTAGCTGGCGCAGTGTTGTTGCGTGTCTTGAGCAAGCGCTTCGCGCCACCTTCCAATCCGAGACTCTCACGTTCGGTCTCTTGGGGTGGCACGACGTCTGGCTCGCCCTCTGTTTGATCTACGACACCCACCCGGCCATCGGCCCAGCCAGATGTGATCATTACGCAGATAGCGATGTATTTGTCGCGGAGCCCAACGGGCATGTTTGGATGTGTGGACTTCACATGGCTCTCGACCAATGAAACCACGGGAGTAGAAGCCACCTTGTCGGTAATGGTTTCCTGAGTAGCACGTGTCTTCTGGCCTCGTGCGATAGACAACGCTTGGGACTCAATTGTCAGTCGCACCTTCCAGACCGTCCGTCGACGCGTGATCCACTCAATAGAAAACCCGCTCATGTATACCAGGGCAGCTGCCTGCCAGAATACAGGATATCCGAGCAAGGGACCTCCGTCCCACAAAACGTACACCACCCAGCTGAAAATGTACTCGCTCCACGTTGGCGGCAGTGCCGGGCACAGCCACACATGGTGGTAACTTGAGCACACCAATTGCTGGGTAGTGACAAACCATGACCCCAAGAATGCCAACACATAGTCAAAGACCGTCACCGTGCCGCTGTAGAACACAGGGCCAGCGCCTTCAACATTGGCCAATATTGGCATTATTGTCTTCAACAACCCCCACCACGCGAAAAACGCGAGCGAGGCGAAAAAGAAGAACATTGCGCCCATGATGCGTAGTGTGAACACCGACATCCACCACAAAAATGGCAGAACAGCAAGTACGTAACTCGTCAACGAGTGTGGAGGCTCGACTGGCTCGAAATAGTACTTGAAGTAGGTGTATCCGCACAAGAATCCGATCATGTAAGACACAATTGGCCTGATGAAATCGTACAGCGACGCCCTCCCGCGTTGCTTGGTACGATGAATTGGGTCAGGGAAGAACAATGATACATGCTTGTCGGCCAGAATCATCTCAACTGTTGTGATTCCCGACTTCAACGCTTTCTTTGGCAACTCATACCCAACGTGGGCGCGGAGAGAAGCAGCGTCGTGAACATGTCCATCAAGTCCGCGAACAGCCTTCCACAAAGCAGTCGGAGTTGCTGGTAGGAAGGATGGTGCTGCACGTAAGTGCAGCGTAGGTGTAACAAGGGTTTGCGTTGAGCCCGGTACCATAGTCATTATGAACCAAAGGTGTGAGGTTCGATACCCTGAAGGGTCAACGCAGAGTGAAAGGGGGTTTGCTGGATGCAAGTTTCCGTCCCAAGCTCAAGGCATGCGC